ATGGATATGGATCCAATAATAGCATCCGCACTCGATATCTACGCAGATGAGTGCCTTACCCAAAATGAAATGGGTTATGTTCTTAATGTAAAGGCCGAAGATAATAATGTTAAAAGAATACTAGAAAATTTATATTACGATATTCTAAATATAGAATTTAATTTGTGGAGTTGGACACGTAATATGTGTAAATATGGAGATTTTTATTTAAAATTACACATTAGTCCTGAGTATGGGATTTATTTGGTTGAACCATTATCGGCATACAATGTTTCTCGGGTAGAAAACAGCGATCCGATGAATAAAAATTATATTAAATATCAGGTTAATTTTGAAAGTGGTGTGATGGAAGAGTTGGAGAATTATCAAGTGGCACATTTTAGATTGTTATCTGATAGCAATTTTCTTCCATATGGTAAATCCATGATCGAAGGGGCTCGACGTGTTTGGAAACAATTGAGTTTAATGGAAGATGCGATGTTGATACATCGTATCATGCGTGCTCCTGAAAAAAGAGTATTTAAGATTGATGTTGGAAATATACCTCCCGGAGAAATTGATAATTTTATGGAGAGAACCATAAATAAAATGAAAAAGGTTCCTTACATAGACGAAAAAACTGGCGATTATAATCTTAGGTTTAATTTACAAAACATGGTAGAAGATTTTTATTTACCGGTTCGTGGTGGAGATAGTGGAACCGATATTCAACCTTTATCCGGCATGGAATTTACTGGCACGGATGATATTGAATATTTAAGAAATAAGATGATGGCATCTTTAAAAATTCCTAAAGCCTTTTTGGGATATGAAGAAGATCTATCTGGAAAAGCCACTTTAGCTGCTGAAGATGTTAGATTTGCGAGAACTATTCATCGTATTCAAAAAATATTGATAAGTGAACTAACAAAAATTGGAATCGTTCATTTATATTCGCAAGGATTTACCGATGAAAATTTGGTTAATTTTAGTTTAGAATTAACAAATCCCTCAACTATATTTGAAAAAGAAAAAATTGATATTTGGGGAAATAAAGTAAGTGTTGCAAAAGACATGATGGAAAATAAGTTATTTTCTAAAGATTGGATATATAAAAATATTTTCAATATGTCAGATGAAGACACTTTAAACGCAAAAAATGAAATTGTGGAAGACGCCAAACAAAGTTGGAGATTTAAACAAATCGAGGAAGAAGGTAACGACCCTGCGGTTTCACTACAAAAAGTAAATCAAGATGGGGAAACGGAAAATTTAGGTGGCGAAGAACCAACTGGAGAATCAGAGGAATCTTTGGGTATGCCGGGTGAAGAATTGGGTGGTGAAGAACCAACTGGAGAGGCCGGTAAAGAAGAAACAGGCGTATCAACAAAACCTGAAGAAACTCCTCCTTTAGCGGAAAAAACTGACAGACCCTCTCAGAAAGGTAAAAAGAATGCTAGAGATTATCCATTTGGAGAAGATCCTTTGGGTAGATTGGAAAATAAAGCGGATTATCGTAAAAATGCTATAAGTCATAAATATAAGAACAACTCTCCGTTGGGGTTTGAAGCTGTAAATTTTGGTAAATTATCAGATTTTTTGAATAAAGATGATAAAAAAGAGTTGTTGAAAGAATCTTCAAAAAATAAATCTATGATGGATGAAAGTAACATTATAGATGATAAAAGTAAATAAATACATTATAAATATGATTTTTTTAAAAAAATAATATATTTATAAACTAAGGTAGTTAGATAATATGCATAAATCTAAACATTCTAAATTCAAAAATACAGGTATATTGTTTGAATTATTAACGAGACAAGTCACCGCTGACATTTTGGCGGGAAAAAATGACTCTAAAGCAAAAGATATTTTATTCAAATATTTTAAAGAAAACACACAGTTGGGAAAAGAGTGGCAGCTTTACAACTTTTTGGTAAATGAACAATTTTTAGATGAAGTCAAAGCAGATAGAGCACTTTGCGTGGTATTGAAAGCAAAGGAAAAAATAAATACAAAAAAATTAATTCAAGAAAAGTATGAATTAATTAAAGAAATAAAAGATGCGTATCCAATCGATAAATTTCTAAAATCAGGAATTAAAAATTATAAAGTATACGCCTCTATTTACAAAATATTTGAAAGTCACGTAGGAAATACTACTTTTAGAGCGGAGGAAGTTTTTCAGGCAAAAAATTGTTTATTAGAGAGTTTAGTTTCTGTAAAAAGAAGTGTTGAAAATAGAGAAGATGATTTAATTGAATATTACAGAAAAGAAAGTGAAGAAGTTAGATTATTAGCTTATAAATTTCTGGTAGAGAATCTAAATAAAAAGTATAGTTCATTAAACGCAGATCAAAAGGAGATATTAAAAGAATATATCAATGGAATTTCAAATGTAAGTTCCATATCTAATTTTATAATTCAAGAAAAAAATAAAGTAAAAAATCAAATTTTGTCTTTGGTTGAAAAAATAGACTCTCAAGTTATAAAAATAAAAATAAATGAGGTATTAAATCAATTATCTAAAATAAATACCAATAAGGGAGTAAAAGATAATCATGTAATGGTGTTACTTCTTTCTCATGAGTTAATTAAAGAAATACAAAATAATACAAAATAATATGAGTAAATTAAAAAACATCATAAAAGAACTTGCCAAAGAAATAATGGATGAAATGTCTACTACAGGAGGTGTAGCTGGCTATTCAACACCTTTCGCTTTTAGTAAAGGTGGAAAAAATAAAGCTACTAAATCTATGGAAAAATTAGGATTTAAAACCGTAGAAGAAAAGATGGATCCGGTTGGAGAAGAGGATGCCGATGTTAATAATGATGGAAAAGTCGATAAACAAGACAAATATCTTTTAAAGCGTAGAGAAAAAATCAGTAAAGCTATAGCTCATAAAAAATTGAATGAAGAAACTGTAGATATATCTACGTCTATTATTGATCCTATAAATAAAAAAGCCAGACAGCTTGATAAGGAACAAAAAGTTAAATTAGAAACAGAGTTGAAGAAGTATGAAGATATGCTTCAACAAAAAATTTCCGGAAAAATTATTAATTTTAAAGGTAAAAAAGGAGATCCATATCAATCTATAAAAGATTATTCTATAAGATTGTCTCCGACCTCTACATCTCCTATTGAAATTGAAAATTGGCCAAGTAAAAACAATCCTTTAAATTTTCAAATAAAAATTATAGGAAAACAAGTATCTAAAGATGGAAAAGAATTTGGCGAAGAATCTAACTTTTTTGTGGATTTCTCTATTCCAAATACATTTTCGATAGGAACTACATCACAACCTGTTACAACTCCACAACAACCAGCAGTGGTTCAACCAACACAAACTGCTCCGACGGATCAAAAACCTACTCAACCTACACCTGTAAAACCAGACGAAAAGACTCTTGCTGGTCAAATTGCTAGATAAAATTATGAATAAACAATTATTAACAAATTGTATTCCATTTCAAACTTTAAAGTCGCCGTTAAACGAATCGACGACCTCAGAAGGAAAAATGTTGGTGTCAGGAATTTTGCAAAGGGCCAATGCAAAAAATCAAAATGGTAGAATTTATCCATTAGACGTTCTTAGACGTGAAGTAGAAAAATATAATCAAACATTTGTAAAAGAAAAACGTGCAGTTGGAGAGTTGGATCATCCTGATAGTGAAGTGGTAAATTTAAAAAATGTTTCTCATAATATTACTAAAACTTGGTGGGATGGAAATGATTTAATGGGAGAAGTTGAAATTTTAACCACCCCCAGCGGAAATATTCTAAAAGAACTCTTAAAGTGTGGAATTACGGTGGGAATTTCCAGCCGTGGTTCCGGCTCAGTTAAAAAGGTAAATGAAAATACCGTTGAAGTCAACGACGACTTCTCACTAATAGCCTTTGACTTTGTTAGCAATCCTTCGACTATTGGAGCTTTTATGTTACCCGAGTCTCCTTTAAATGAATCCGTAAAAATTTTACAAAATCCTATTACTAACAAATGGGAAAGTGTAGAAAAAATAATACGAGATATTATTAACGAAATCAAATAATCTTTTGAAGTAAATTTATTTGGTTAGTTTATTGTTTTACGATATAATTATATTCAAAATCAAAGGGTATAAGTATGATCGATTGGATTCGAGAAAAGGTAATTGTAAGTGGTAAATTGTTGCCTGAAAGAAGTAAACGGTCGTGGTTTGTAAAAAACAATCACGAAAGTCAATATGACGAGATAATCAACAAAACTTCTTTCTTGAAAGATCCTACTTTTGCGCAAAGAATTTGGCACGTTTATCACAATCAACCTTTTCTTTCAAAATGTTGTAATCCTAAATGTGAAAAAATTCCAAAGTTTTTTTCTTTTTCTAAAGGTTATTTAAGAACGTGTTCATCAACGTGTGCTCAACATGATCCACAAACAATAAATAAAATTAAATCTACAAACATTAAAAAATACGGAGTGGAATATGGATTGAGCAACAAAGAAATAAAAGAAAAAATAAATAAAACAGTAAAACAAAAGTATGGTGTAGATAACATTTCGCAATTAAAAGAAATATCGGAAAAGAAAGTAAAAACCTGTTTTAAAAATTATGGAGTAAATTGGATATTGAGTGATCAAAAAAGAAAAGAAAAAGATATATACAAAAAATATGGCGTTAAAAATGTTAGAAATTTAAAAAGCGTGAACGATAAAATTTCTACCACTCGTCGTAGTGGGTTTTATGATTACTTGTTTGTATCAGATAGATTAAAGGGTAAGGTTTTGCCTTTATTTACAAAAGAGGAATATATAAATGGAGGTTATTATTCCGACTATAAATTTAAATGTTGTAAATGCAATGTTGAATTTTTGGATTGTTTGGAAGATGGGGATATTCCTCGATGTAATGTTTGTTACAAAAATTCTTCGTTATTCGAGAAGGAAATTGTAGATTTTGTTAGGACACTGTTGGTCAGTGAGGTGATTGAAGAGAATAATAAAAAAATATTAAATGGTTATGAGATTGATGTGTATATTCCTTCAAAGAAAATCGCAATAGAATGTAATGGATTATTTTGGCACGGAGAAATCAATGGTTTGAAAGATAAAAACTATCATTTAAATAAAACAAAAGAATGTTTGGATAGAGGAATAAGATTGATTCATATATTTGAAGATGAGTGGTTATTTAATAAAGAGATCGTTAAAAATAGATTGAAATATATATTGGGATGTGAAACAAATAAAATTTATGCTAGAAATTGTAATGTTAGAATTATAGACTCTAAAAAATGTTGCGACTTTTTAGAAAAATATCACATTCAAGGAAAAGATTCCAGTAGTATAAAATTGGGGTTGTTTCTTGAAGAGGAGTTAGTATCCACGATGACGTTCGGAAATATGAGAACGTGTCTTGGAAACAAAAATAATAATTCGGAATATGAATTATATAGGTTTTGCAATAAAAATATCAGTGTTGTAGGCGGATTCAGCAAATTATTAAATTTTTTTATAAAAACATACAATCCAAGTAAAATTATTAGTTATGTTGATCGAAGATGGAACGATGGAAAATCTTATGAAACAGTTGGGTTTAGATTTGTTAAATCTACGTCGCCAAATTACTGGTATTTTGGTAAAAATAAAAATTATAAAAGATATCACAGGTTTAATTTCGCAAAACATACATTAAAGAATAAGTTATCTAATTTTGATAACAATTTAACTGAGTGGGAGAATATGAAAAATAACGGTTGGGATAGAATTTGGGATTGTGGCAATATAAAATACGAATTATTGTATAAATAACTACTATTTATAGTAGTATAAATATTAAAATATATGCCTGCAAAAAGTGAAAAACAAGCTAGATTTTTTAGATTGGTAAAGGGTGTCCAATCAGGAAAAGTTTCGCCTTCCAAGGTATCAAAAGACGTTAGAAAAGCTGCCGGAAGTATGAGTAAAAAGAGTGTTGATGATTTTACTAAATTAAAGGAATATATAAAAAGCTGCATAACAGAGATTATTTGTGAAATTGAAAATCCTATAGTAAAAAATGTAGAGGCGTCTGATAATTTTGACAATTTCATTGAAAAGCCTGAAAATCAAGGAATAAATTTTAATGAAAATGAATTATCTACTATTGATACCATTGATGTTAAGCCTGATGAAAAATCTCCAAATAAAATAAGTTATAGTTCTACAGAGATGACCACGGGCAATAATAAACAGGTAATAATAATCAAGAAAGATTCTCCAAAAAAAGTATACATAGCTATTTGTTGTCCAAATAGGGCTCCTGTAAATATAAGTGGAGATGAAGATTTAAAGTTAAGTGAAAAAGACAAAAAAGATAGAATCATAATCAAAATAAGCAAAACTTATGAAGGAGATGGAGATTCATCTATTCTTTATAATTTTATAAATCATATAGTTAAAGAATATACTATAAAATGAATACATTAAAATTAAAGGATATAAAAGACTCTGACATGATTCCTCCTGATGATTGGAATTATCATCAGTGGCAAATTTTAAATGATTTGGGATTTCAATTAGATGGTTCTTTTAGAATGTCTTTTGAACATGAAGAAAATTTTGATGGAAAAGAAAAGTCAATAAAATTATCAGTATATAAAAAGAAAGATGGGTGGTATCTAGAATTTAAAAAACAAAATAATGAAAATATTGTTGCAGGTCCATCCAAGTTTTACGATTTAACCGATACAATACATGACATTTTTCAAAAATTTTAACTATTTATAATCATGATACAATTAAAGACATTATTGCCTGAAAATGTGAATGTTCCGTCCACACAACAAACTCAAAATGTTGCTACAGAGACTTCCTCAAAATTGACCGTCGAACAAAAAAGAAAACTTGCAGAGATGGTATCTCGATACAATGAATATGGCAAAATGATTTATCGTGAGAAAAAAATAACTGAGATTGCTCAGAATTTGCAAGAAATCTCCGATTTAGCAGAAAATTATGCTTTAAACGAATGTGGCGATTGGTTTGAAGAGAATATAGTTAAAAGAAACTTTCAAGAAATAAAAAAATATTGTGAACAGTTTGGAAAATTAGCAAAAGAAACTCAATCCAAACAACATCAAATGGAAGCTCTATACGAAGATATAGGACATATCTTAGAGAGATATTTTGAAATTAAAGATTAATTTAAAGTTTGTTTTATAATTTTTTATAAAATAATTTAATTTTTTTTGTTTTTTATTTATTTTATTTATATTTATCAATAATAGGCATTGGAACTCCCTAATAAACTTTATAGAAGTATTATAAACAGTTCCTATTTAAATACAATATCTTCATATATTGTTGAATTAAAAAAAGAAATTCAATTGAAGTTCAACAATAGCTTCACGGTAAGTTAAAAACTAAAATAAAATTATGACTAGCGAACTCTTAAAAGAAGCAATCGCCGACGCCAAGGCCGTTCGTGCAACTGCTATTGCAAATGCGAAACTCGCATTAGAAGAAGCCTTTACTCCAAGATTACAATCTATGTTGGGCGAAAAACTTCGTGAAGAACTTGATGAGACTGATATGGAAGAAACTTCTCATGATAAAGATTCTATTACTTCAGAAGAAGTTGATGAAATTCTAAAAGAACTAGATAATGAAGTTAAAATGGAAGAAGCAGATGAAAAATCTATGAATTCCGATGATTCATCCGATGTGGCTCCTGCTGCTCCAGTTGATGCGGCTCCTGCTGCTCCAGTTGATGCGGCTCCTGCTGTTCCATCTACGACCACAGCTTGCCCATGTCCGACTGATGCATCGGCACCAGCCGTTACTGCCGCTCCAGTTGATGCTGCTCCTGCTGCTCCTGCTGCTCCTGCTGCTCCTGCTGCTCCTGCTGCTCCGGTTGATGATATGACTCCATCTGAAACTGTTTCTGAAGAAGAAATTGATTTAGATGAACTTCTTTCTGAGATTGAAACTGAAGCTAAAAAGGGTAAAGAAGAAAAGGAAGAAAAGGAAGAAAAGGAAGAAAAGGAAGAACTAGATGAAGAAATCAATTTAGATGAACTTTTGACTTCTCTCGAAGAATCGGAATCTGAGGATTCAGAAGTAGATGAAGTTAAGTCTCAATTGAGCGAAGCACTAAAAACTGTAGAGTTTTTGAAGACTCAATTGAATGAAGTGAATTTGTTAAATGCGAAATTGCTTTATACTAATAAATTATTTAAAGCACATGCATTGGACAACAACCAAAAAATGAAGATTATTGAAGCGTTTGATTTGACTAAGTCCGTCCGTGAAGTCAAGTTGACCTACAATAATTTGTCTGAAGCATTAAATCTTAGCAAAGTGAAGACTTCTTCTAAGAAGTCCACAATTGCTGAAGGCTTCGCATCAAATACAACTGGAACAACCAAGCCCGTTCAAGCAGAGAAATCTGTTATTACGGAGTCGGTTAACGGTCAGGTTTCGAGATTCCAAAAACTCGCTGGAATTAAGAAATAAAAAATTTGCGTAAAAAATAGTAAAAAATAGTAAAAATATGAATGATATTAAAGAATTGTTAACTAACAATACGAATCCTATGAGTCGCCTCTTGGAGGAAACTCGTGGATTGCAGGGCAAGTGGGAAAAGACCGGCTTGCTTGAAGGTTTGTCTGGTGTTGAAAAGGCTCAAATGTCAGTGTTGCTTGAAAACCAAGCTCAACAGTTGATCAAGGAATCCACCGCAACCGGAACTAGCGCAAACAGTGAACAATGGGCTGGCGTAGCTCTCCCACTCGTTCGCCGTGTGTTTGCCGAGATCGCTGCGAAGGAATTCGTCAGCGTTCAACCAATGAACCTCCCAAGCGGACTAATTTTCTACTTGGATTTCAAATATGGTAATACTAGATCAGGATTCACGAGTGGAGATAGTCTATTCGGTGGAACTTTGAAAAAACTTGGTTCTACTGATAGTGCTGTCAATGGTTTGTATGGTGCTGGTCGTTTTGGATACACCATTAATCCTGTTTCTGTAACAGCTACATTAAATACAGGCTCCACGGCAGGCTCGACTGTCTGGGAAGCTTGTAATTTTGACGCTGACTATAGCGCCAGCGCTGCTGCCGGAACTTATCAAAAATTCACAATCAACTTAGCTTCAAACTCTGATAATTTAGATTTGAACGCGGTTAGAAGTTTCAACTTCTTCTCTGCTTCTGTAGATTGTGGAGTTTTGGATCAGTTCACAAAAGTTTACAATACCGGCTCTGCCGCAACTCCATATTATGTAGTTACTGGAGTTGGATTAGCTAGCGTAATTGATCACGCATCTGGAGCTTACACTGTAACTATTTCCGGAAGCAAACAGCCAACAGATTCTACTCGTGGTGACTTTGAAGACAAAAACAGCACCGGTGATAGCACGTCGGCTGTTGGAATTCCTGAGGTTAATCTCGAACTCAAGAGCGAACCAATCGTGGCTAAGACTCGTAAGTTGAAAGCTGTCTGGACTCCAGAACTTGCTCAAGACTTGAACGCTTACCACAGCATTGATGCTGAGGCCGAGTTGACCGCTCTCTTGAGCGAGTATGTCTCGATGGAAATCGATCTCGAAATCCTCGACATGCTGTTGGTTTCTGCTCCAGGAGCCACCACCGAAGCTTGGAGTGCCAAAATTGGCGCAGAGTTTACCAAAACTCTCGACAGCAATGGTAACGCCTCGTTCACCTATATCGAAGACAGTTCTCCAAATAGAACTGCTTATGTCAAGAGCACTTGGTTCCAGACCCTCGGAAACAAGATTCAACGTGTTTCTAACAAGATTCATCAGTTGACTCTCCGTGGTGGAGCTAACTTCTTGGTTTGCTCACCAGATGTCGCAACTGTTCTCGAATCTATTCCTGGATTCGTTGCGTCAACCGACGGTGATAGTGCTAAGTTCGCAATGGGCGTTAGCAAAGTTGGTAGCTTCGCAAGTCGCTTCCAAGTTTACAAGAACCCATACATGGTTGAAAATCAAATCTTGGTTGGATTCCGTGGAAGCAACTTCCTCGAAACTGGTGCAGTATATTCTCCATATATCCCACTCGTTCAAACTCCATTGGTGTATGATCCAGTCAACTTCACGCCACGTCGTGGGGTAATGACGAGATATGCTAAGAAGGTTGTTCGTCCGGAATTCTATGGACGCATCCAGATTGCTGACCTCAACTACGTCTAATCTTTAGGGATTAGTTAACGAGAACCCGACGGTCCGATCCCGTCGGGTTTTTCGTGTCCATAAAGAATTTTAAAATATTTTTTTGTTTTTAAAACTATGTGACATAATTATTCCACGAATAGGTGTAAAATGAAAAACTGTAAAATTTGTAAAAAAGAAATATCGGATCATAGAACATATTGTGGTAATGTTTGTAAGTTCTCCGATGTGGACTATAATAAATCCAGATCGAAAAGACCTCAGAATGACCCAACAAAAATCATGATTTGTAAAGGATGTGGGTGGAAAACAAAAGATATAAAAAATTTATCTGGAGCGGTTACAGAACATTTGTTGTCACATTCTATAAATTATAATGGAGAGGATTTTAATTCTTTATTTGATATAAAAGATGATATGAGAGAAAAGTTATCGTGTTGTTTGTGTGATTGGTGGACATACGATTTAAATAATAAATCAGGTGCTTTTACTAATCATATAACTAAAAAACACAATATTACCGTTGGGGAGTTTATAGAAATTCATGGGGAAAAATATAAAAATTTGTGGCTTACCACAAAGTCTTGTATAGAAAGAATACATCATATTGAATCTAAAGAAGAAAATCGGGTTGTTTGTGGGATATGTAATATGTCGCTTAAAATATTAAGCAACAGTCATTTAAAACTCCATAACATGACTCCTTTGGAGTATAAAAATAAATATGGAGTATTAATAAGCGACTCCACTAAAATTTTATTCTCGGAAAATCTCTCTAAGATAGAGATGCCTCCACAATCTAAATCCGAACAGGAAATTTTTGAATTTATATCTTCAGTTTACAGTGGAAATATAATTACAAATACAAAACAAATAATACCTCCATTTGAAGTAGACATTTATGTTCCGGATTTAAAATTTGCTATCGAGGTGAACGGATTATATTTCCATTCGGAACTTTCAGGTGGCAGAGATAAACATTACCATCTGGCGAAGACTATTAAAGCTGACAGTGTGGGCATAAAATTATTACATATATTTGAAGACGAATGGAAAAACAAAAAAGATATAATAAAAAGTATGTTGCTTCACAAGATGAACGTGGGTGAAAATTATTTAAACGCCAGAAGTATGAAAATTTCGATACCTACGTCTTCTGAAAAAGATGAATTTCTGAAAATAAATCATTTGCAGGGTTCCGATAAGTCTAACTTTTATATAGGTCTGTATGATAGATCGGAACTTGTATCTCTTATGACGTTTGGATCTCTAAGAACCGTTTTGGGGAATAAATCTGTTTCAAATCAATATGAACTTATGAGGTTCTGTAACAAGATAGGGATTTCATGTAGAGGTTCATTTAGCAAATTACTGTCGCATTTTATAAAAAATAAAAATCCTGACAAAATCATTACCTATGCGGATTGTAGGTTTTCTTTTAAATCTTCAAATGTATATAAAAAGAATGGTTTTGAATATGTTTCTACATCAAAACCAAATTATTTTTACATGAAGAATCATGAAATTAGATTACATAGATTTAATTTTCCAAAACACAAGCTAGTAAAGCTAGGACATGATAAGTCCATGACAGAGTGGGAGATAATGAAATCAATGAATTATGATAGAATCTGGGATTGCGGACATTTAAAATACGAATGGAATAAAAAGGTGTAACGTTTTTTTTTGATATATATATATATATAATATATGACTAAATCAGAATTAAAATCTTTGATAAAAGAAGTGATCCGTGAGGCGCACATTCAAAAAAAATTCGGTAAACTGACGGTTGATGAACTTATTAACAATTTAAGCAATGGATCGTCGGACGATAGCGAATTGATGCATAAAACTAATATACAAGCGACAAAAGCTGTTTTAAACGCATACAGAATATATGATAAACGTATGTGGCAAGATACAATTGTTGGTCGTGGATATCAGGACGCAACGTTGAAGTTTCCAGAAACTCCAGAAAAGGGTTGATGACTGTTGACTAAATTTTTGAGCTTTTATAAACGGTCTCGTAGGGCAGTTTCACTTATTAAGTCAGTTGCCTCAGTGTATAAATAGGATTATTCTAAAGAATTTTCTTCTATTAACAAAAGAAGTAATAGAAAGTAATAATGATAGAATTTGGGATTGCGGACATTTAAAATACGAATGGAATAAAAAGGTGTAACGTTTTTTTTTTGATATA